CATCCGAGCCTACACCACCTGCTGTTCTAGTTCCATCTGAAGCTCTAGGAGAAGTATTTAAACCACCTCTACCACCAGCTCCTATACCGCCATATCCAGCTGATACAGTTCCAGAAAATCCTTGATTAGATGTTGGTACACCATCACCAGGAAGTCCTGTTTCTGTTTCTGTAGTAAAATGCCATCCACCTGCACCTCCACCACCACTTCCAGCAGGATAATAAACTACACGACCACCAGCTCCGCCACCGCCACCCCCACCGCCACCAATTAATCCATTATTGGTTAGCGATAAAGGAAATCTTGTATATAAAGCAGTCCCACCATTACCACCATTTTGTCCAGCTGCTCCCTCACCTTGAGTCCCATATCCACCATTACCACCTCTACCAGTAATACTTGCATCACTTGGAATTGAAAGTGTAATAGAACTTCCAACAGGTAAAGCTCCAACATCAAATGCAGGAGTAGCTGCTAATGTAGACACAAAATGAGTTCCTGCAGATACTGTAATAGATATAATTGTTGGTGAAGTAATACTTAAATAAGTAGCTAAATTAAAATCTTGTATTACTCCAGTAGTAGGGTCATTAGATAATGTAACATAAGTAACACCAAAAGCTAACTTCCAAGTTCCACCATCTTTTATATGTACTTCATTTACTTGTTTCCAAACACCACCATCTTTAATAAGAACTTCTTGAACTTCTTTATTAGTGCCACCATCATTAACAGTAAGTGACATTATTAAACCTTATACCAAATATCACCATTAGCACCACCACTAGGATTAGAGGTAGATACAGTTTTTGTACCAGTTGCATTATTTCCTATATCTACTACATTAATAGAATTAATAGAGCCTGCTGTTACCCATGTTCCACCAGTAATGGCGACAGCATTAGCATTTTGAGTAGACATTGTTCCTAATGTTCCAGTTGCTGTTGTTACAAAAGCTGTTGTAGCAAGTTGAGTAGTATTTGTTCCAGCTACTGCTGTTGGCCCAGTTGGTATTCCAGTTAGAGTAGATGTTCCATCTACTGTTAAATTTCCACCGACTGTAAAGTTATCGTTATCAGCTCCTGTTTGTTGATCTTTAACTTGAGCCATCATTTCTCTAATAGCGTTGTTTATTGTTGCTGGTGGACATCCTTCATTTATATTAACTCCACCTACATCTGTATTAGAGCCTGCTGTTGCTGACCAATCACTTATCTTATCTCTACTCATAATTTTATCCTATCCTTAACCAAATATTAGAACCTACAGGAACATCAGTCCAATTATCACCTTGAATATGTCCATCTGCTCCTATTGTTGCTGTTGTTGATATTGAGGCATCACCTGACCATATAACTTTAGAGCTACCTGTTACAGTAGCAATTCCATTAATATCTGCTTCACCTATTGCTGTAAATCCACCTATACCTGTTAAAGTACCAGTTCCAGAAATAGAGCCTATTCCGTAAACAAGCTGTCCTGAAGTTATAACTACTAATGTTCCTATACCTAATATAGATGCAACGCCATTATGTACAGAGCTACCTAATGAACTAAATGGCGATTGTGAAAATGTATTTATACCAAACATTATTTATCCCTAAAATTATTTATTGCTGCTTTAATCGCATCCTCTGCTAAAACACTACAATGTATTTTTACAGGCGGTAAAGCTAGTTCTTCTACAATGTCTGTATTTTTTATATTCTGTGCTTCTGTTAATGTCTTACCTTTTAATAATTCTGTAACTAAACTACTTGATGCAATTGCTGAACCACATCCATAAGTTTTAAATTTAGCGTCTGTTATAACATCATTGTCTACTTTAATTTGTAGTTTCATAACATCGCCACATGCTGGTGCGCCTACCATTCCAGTTCCAACATTAGAGTCAGACTTATTAAAAGAACCTACATTTCTTGGGTTCTCATAATGGTCTAATACTTTTTCGCTATAAGACATTAGACTGCGAAACTACTTCCACAACCACAAGATGCTTTAGCACTAGGGTTATGTATTTGAAATTGAGAGCCTTGTAATGACTCTTTATAATCTATTTCTGCTTCTTGTAAATACTGTAAACTCATTGGGTCTACTAATATTGTACAATTATCTTTCTCAACTTTTGTATCATCTTCATTTATCTTTTCATCAAATGTAAAACCATATTGCATACCAGAGCATCCACCACCTTCAACATAAACTCTTAAATTAATATTAGGGTTATTTTCTTCAGCTATTAAATCTTTTATTTTAATAACTGCATTATCAGTAAGTGTCATTATTCACTTTCCCAACTTAAAGTTTCTTCATTCCAAGTATACATTTCTCCATCATCTGGATAAGGTGTAGGTGCTTCCCATTGACAAGTATCTTCATTTAAAGTCCATGATGGATAAGGTTGAGGTGCATAAAAAGCATCCCTTGTTTCATCATAAGTATATCCAACTCCAGCATAATTCTTTCTAAAGTTATTGTTGTATGAAGTCTGTACCCATACTGAATCAGTATCATTATTGAGGGTCTGTATAAAAGATAATCCTAATAATTCTTGTTCTACATTGTTATCATCTAAAATAACTTCATTATTAACTACTATAACTTGTTCTACTATTCCGTTTTCTATTTTTGCAAAATGTGCCATATTTTTTCCGTATTAACTAGTGTATGAACCTGTACCTGTAAATCTCATTATAGTATAGATACCTGATGTACTTACTGCTGGAGAACCTGTAGTTGTTCCTGAATAACTAGCTGTTGGAACTTTAAGCACTACAATTCCACTTTGTCCAAGATTAGTAGATGTTCCATTAGAACCTCCGCCATTTCCTGTATTTGCTGTAGCTGCCCATCCTGTACCATTTGCACCAACTAATCCAGTACCATAATATCCTTTACCACCACCAGCACCAGCTGAATAATAAAGATTATTACCTATAACACTAATTTGTGAACCCGCTCCACCAGTACCTCCTGTACCACCTGAAGAATTAGTCCCAGCACCTACTTTACCACCACCACCGCCACCGCCATATCCTGAACCACCTTGACCATTACCACCTGCATTACCTTGTCCTGCTGTACCTGCACCACCTGCACCATCAGTATTATCACCACCACCTCCACCACCAGAACCTCCAGCAGCTCCAGCACTATCAGGAAGTCCACCACCACCACCTGCTGTGGAAGTAATAGTTGCAAGACCAGAACCAGATAATACAGAATTAGTGCCATTAGTATTGTTTGCTCCGCCTCCACCAATAGCAGATATTGTTAAAACTGTCTCTAAAGCAACTTCAGAATATGTAGCCTGAAGCACTCCGCCGCCACCACCGCCACCTTGATAATAATCAACAGAAGCACCACTATATGAATTACCACCGCCGCCACCAGCAACTACAAGATATTCTATATCATAAGGTTGTGCTGATGATGTGCCTTGTAACATTCTAAAGCTAGTAAACATTAAGCGTATCCTGTTCCTGCTTGATTAGCATACCAATTAGTACCATCTGATACGAATACATAAATATCAATACCTGAACCTAGAGTTGGAGCTGAACCACCATTCCATTTAATAGTACCTGACCAAGTAATACTTGTAGCAGTTGCGTGAACGATAGTAAATGATTTACCTGAAGTAGCTGCTGGCATTGTAATTGTCATTGTTCCAGAGCAAGAATATAATGTACCATCATCACTTAAATTAGGTGTAAACGATATAGATTTGGTTGTCTTGGTTTCAGTAATTGCCTCTAAAGTAACATTTCCTGTAAGAGTTCCTCCAGCTAATGGTAGTTTAGTTGAGTCAGCGGGTAAGTTAGTTAAAGCAGAACCATCTATTGCTGGTAATGCACCAGTAAGTTTAGAAGATGACATACCAGCTATTTTTCCATCTGTTACATTAGCGTCTAATATTTTAGCAGTGATTACTGCATCATTTGCGATGGTTAGAGATGTTGCTCCTGTTACATCACCTGTATGTGTAGCATTGGTTACTTTCGCTGTGTTAGCAGTTATTTCTGTATTGATTGAGTTAGCAAGTTTGTCAGTAGTTACATTATCATCTACAATATTTGCTGTAGCCACTACATCAGCATCATTAATAACAGTTCCATTTAAAGTAACTGCTTTTTCAGCAGGATAAGTACAAAATACATCACTTGTCCCTGCTAAAGTAATTTTTGAACCAGAGTTACTAGACTCTAGGACTGTATCTCTGGATAAAGTTGTGCCTGATAAAGTATAAGTGCCTAAACCTACTTCCCAGTTATCACCACTAACAATAGAGTAATAAGTAGTGTTTGCATTACCAATAACAGAAAATGCTTGAAAGCCAGCTTCTGCTCCTGCTAATACAACTGTAATTGTACCAGTCGTGGTAGTTGTTTCTTTGACTCTATCTTTAAATACAAGTGCCATGATTAATCCTCTATGCTAATGTTACTGTTAAATTGCCTGTTGTGATTTTAAATACATCACCAGAGTCAATAGTTTTGGTTGCATCTAGTGCTGTATGGTATAACATATTGCCACTTGAAGCTGCATCCCAAAGACCAATCCAACCTACTGTTCCCCATCCTGCTGTTGCAGTTGGAAAGGTTGCGTCTGCGTCTGAAGCTACAGAACCTGA